ACCATAAAATTCCCTTTACTCAATACTGGGGAGTATAAAGATATAGTAGAAAATTGGCAATTAATTTTTGGTTTAATTTATCAAAACAGGCCAGGCAGAATTACTAGATCAATTATTGATGTACCGGTCATTTATGAAGTGTATTCCGAAGGGGTGGTATATATGCCTTTTGCTTTTATTAATAGTTTATCTATTGCTTTTTTAGGGTCAAGACGAGTAATGGGTATAGAAGTGCCTGTTGGTACTATACCTGGTGAAAAACCATCAACTTTTATTGAAACAATTATACCGGATGCTTATGAAGTAACCATATCGTTGCAAGGTATGAATGAAGAATCAAGAAACTTTCTTTATACAAGCATTAAATCATCTAAACCTGTAACAACAAATAAAAACGTAGCTACACAAGCATCTGGTGCAGGTACTACAGCAAGTTTTGTAACTAACTTTGGAGAAACACCAACACCATGATAGAAGGACAATATCAAAATTATATAAACGATTTACCTACACTTGAAATTTATAGGTATGAAAATATCTTTAAGGTGTATCAATCTTCAGAAAATAAAGTTTATTTTTATAATATCATAAAAAATATTAAAGTGCCTGAAGATATTAGTAGTCAAATTTTTCAAGTAATTACTTTACCGTCAAATATGGCTTATACCACTTTAAGCTATAATTTATATGGCACTACATATCTTTGGTGGTTAATATGCATTTTAAATAATATACAAAATCCGTTTGATGTAAATAATGCTGGTAAGTCTATAAAAGTTTTAAAAAGAGAGTATTTAAAAACAGTACTAAATGCTATTAAACAACAGTTGCAATGAGAAATGCAAGTATATTTTCATATTCAAAAGACAATTACACGAAATTCTTTTATACAATTAACAAAAAGAATTATCTTTTTAAGTTAACTTTTGTAAATGCAGATGGTGTAAGCGTAGATTTTGAAAAAGGTGCAGTAAAAGAACTATATATTTACGATCTTATCTATAACCCTTTCCTACAAGGTTATGTTATTATTGATAACACCCAGGATGTTATAGAGAGATATAAATCAAGCCCAGTAGGTTCTGAATTTAACGCAACTATACCAGAAAGAGGATACAAAGTAAGAGGTGATGCGAGAGATTTAGTGCTATTAACTATAATACCAGTCGATCCAAGTACTGATCCTTATAATGAACAAAGTTTTAATTACAATAAACTTTTCGGATTGCAATATATCTTTTGTTTAGGTAATGAAGAAGATATTGTGACAGAAAACGGTAAACTTAAAAAATTTGAACTTGTAGATTTTGATTACGAGATATTAAAGGAAAAGAAAATATTCTTTTCTACCACCCAGCTAATAGAAAAAGATAAACTAGCATATCTAACTGACAACAGCAGACGAGCTTATACGGGAGATGCTATGAAGAAGATATTGCAAATAGGGTTGCAAGACAATAACGCAGTATTTACTACGTTATCTGGTAGCACTTACGTTACACCAAACTTTGAAAGTGGATCGAGTTCGTTGTTTTATTCGTCTCCAAATAATAATACAGCTTACGACGATCTAATGTATATGTTTAACTTCCATGTAAGTAATGATTCAGGTAAAGACTTTTCATTCTTACAGAAAGATCATTTTACGGGGGAGTACACTTTACAGAGTGCTAGTAAGCTGTTTAGCCAAGCATTTAACAAAACATCAGACTCAGGCGGTCAATATTTTATAGAAAATCTTTCAATTGCCGGTACGCAAGATGTATCTAACGTCGTAGAAAATGATATTAAAAAGCCTTTAAGAGCTTTAGAGTTCGGTGAAACTGGTGATATTATCGATGTAAAGTTTTTTAATACACCTGGCACTGTTTACCAAGAAAAGATAAAAACTATGTTAGTACATAGCTATCATTTTGAGAATAAATCTTTTAACATAAATTGTGAAGACGGTAATATTGAAAATGTGAAGAAAGACTTCTCTTCTTTATATGTAAATCCAATGAAAGGTAAAGATGGTAGACCGTCACCCAATTTAATTGTTAATAACACCCAAAAAACTAACTTAAACTTCGATAATACATTTTTAATTTATGAAGAAGATAGTGACTTTCTTAAACTATCAGTAGGTAGAAATGAAATATTAAAGAATGCTTTAAAATTGAATTTAGGCGTTGAGATTACTGTTCAAGGCGGTCTTCAAAGACAAGCCGGTAAGTTTATAAGCGTTGATAGAAAAGGTAACTATATAGATAATGATTTTGATAATAAGTTTTTAGGTATATACTTTATACTATCTGTAGAGCACACCTTTATAAAAGATAATCAATATTATAATAAAATAGTAGCAGTAAAGACATACCATTACAACGATCCAAAAATAAACGAAAACATATCATGAGCAGCAAAACAACACTTTTACCAGATTATGTTGGAGTTGTGCAAAATACAACACTTAATTTTTATTACAAAAGTACTAATCTATTAGATGCAATGGGTGATTATTTAGCGGAGTTAGAAGAAAACATTAAATTTAACAGAAGTTTAGTTACAACAAACATGTTAAGTGCTTATGGAAACCTTTTCAACGCTTTAAACGAGACCAATTTTACAATAGAAAATTATGCTATTCAGGGTGATGAGGTAGTGCCTTCAGGCGTCAAAACTTTAGATAATAATTTTAAGTTATATTTTGTCGAAAAGTTTTTATCTTTATCTGACCAATATAAACAAAGAGTTAGTGCTCTTATAAACAACAACACGACTTATTTTGCTCCTTTTTCCGACGACATAGGAATTATTACCGATATACCTGCTATTATGGATAATAATGTCAATCCATACTTTGACGTGTTTAATCAACAAAACAGTTTACAAACTAATTTTCCAGCTACAATCAGTAAAAAGGTATCCAGAAATGAAATGATAATGAGTAAGACTTTTAGTTACTATACAGACGCAATCCTAAAATTAAATCTTGTTGGATTACAAAGTGGTGTTCTTAATGAATTTACCGCAAAAACATCTCACGGCACTAATCTTATAACTGATATTTTATACTATAAAAGAGCTATTTTAAACCAGCAAGCATTCTTAACCGATCTTTTCACTTTACTAGGAGATATAAGCAGTTTTATAGTATTTTTTAAAGACCTAAACCCACAAGATAAAGACCCTAACAGAAAAGCAATCTTATCAACCTACACTATTACAAATTTAGAAAACACCGCTTTAAATGTAGATATATTAAAAAATAATATTCAAAAACTTCAATTATCTTCTCAACAGGTGCTCGGTTAAAGCTTTTCTACTGTCTCTACATTCACTATTTTTGCGTCATCTAATAGTTGCTTTAAAAGCTCTTCTCTATTCATAAGCAACTTACCCTGCATATCTATTTGCTGTAACTGTTTTTTGCTTTCGATGTCCATCGTCTTTATTTGAACTTTGGTTTCATTATTTTTATTAGCAATCAAAAGCCTGTTTAACGTTTCTATTGCAGCTGCAGATGAACTTACTAACGTGGCCATTGCAGTAACATCTTCAGCTGATGGTGCAGATGTTATATACTGTTTTAAATCTTCAACGAATTCAACACTTCCCTTTATTAGCTGACTTGAGTACTGTAATAGGAACTTTTCCATTTCTTCTTTTGAAAGTTCCTGTTTTGCTATTTCTTTAGACGCAGTGGTTCCCTTTTCTTTAAGTTCTTCTATTAAATCACTAACAGCATTATCAATAGATTTATCAGCCATTTTAATTACTTATAAAATACCACCTTGATTTAAAGATCTAAAGACATATAATCGCACATATGTTTCCTGTAGATATTCAATTTGTTAAGACGCATGATAAAGCTGTGTTGCCTAAGTACAATCATTCAGACCCATATATTGGCGACTCTGGTTTAGATGTAACCGCTGTTGAAGATGCTATCATTCCATACGGTGGTTCAGCAGTAGTACCGGTAGGTTTGAAACTTGCATATGTAACTCCTGGTTATTGGTTTAGAGTTGAAGGTAGATCAGGTCTTGGATTCAAGCACAGCATTGCCCCTCACTTTGGCATTATCGATAATCCTTACCGTGGAGATATGGGTATTAAACTATATAATCTAGGCAAAGCAGACTATACCATTAAAGCTGGTGATAAGATTGCACAACTTATTATCTACCCTCTCATTCAAGCAAATGTAAATTGGGCAGATGAAGTAAGTGATACTAATCGCGGTGATAAAGGATTTGGTTCTTCCGGTAAATAATATGTTTAATAATCTTTGGGTACAAAAATATAGACCGTCTACTCTTGATGAGATGGTTCTGTCAGAAGAAAATAGAAAGTTTTTCTCTTCCATTAAAGATGAGATACCAAACTTGCTATTTGTAGGAACACCCGGTATTGGTAAGACTACTATTGCAAAGATTATAGTGCAGGACATTCTAAAGTGTCAATATCTTTATATAAACGCTTCTGATGAAAATGGTATTGACACTATTAGAAGTAAAGTAAGTGGCTTTTCTCAAACGAAAAGTATTGATGGTGCTCTTAAAGTAGTTATCTTAGACGAGGCAGACGGTATTACCATTGATGGCCAAAGAGCTCTTCGTAATACAATGGAAGAATACAGTGCGTTTACTCGCTTTATTCTAACAGCTAATTACAAGCATAAAATTATACCAGCTATTCAAAGTAGAACTCAATACTTTGATCTTAGTCCAGATATTCATTCTGTAGTAAACAGAGTATTGCTTATCTTAAAGAAAGAAAAGATAACTATACCTTCTACCGAGCAAGTTAATTTAGTTAGAATTATAAAAGATAATTTTCCAGACATCAGAAAAATTATCAATACAATTCAGAAATATAGCATTTCAGGTACTTTTGAAATTAAAGAGAAGCTTCAAAAGAACGAAATTGTTAATAAGATTCATAGCTCAATCGTAGATAAGAAAACTCTAGATCTTAGAAAGTATTTGATTGAGAATGAAAATGAGTTCCAAGGCGACTACGGCAATCTATTAAAGCAGTATCTTAATTTCATTTACAGTTCTAATATTGATGAAGAACAGAAGAAAAATTCAGTTATTGTTATCAGTGAATATCTTTACAGAGACGCGTTTGTAGTAGATAAAGAGATTAACGCGTTTGCTTGTATCTGCCAACTAGAAAAGGTTATTTCTTAATTGTAGTTGGTAATGGGGTGTAGACTTTATTAAATCCTTTTACCTCTGGTGAATTAGCACCTTTAGCAGGCATTGAAGGAATAGTTACGTTTTTGTTTAAAAGTTTTGTCTCTGTTCTACGAAGTGTATTACCATCTTGAGACATCAATGTTTGAAGATATGGGTTATTAACTGCTGATTCCTCATCTTCTTCTGGAGCTACTGGCTTGTGGTTAATCTTTTCTTTCTTTCTGATGCTATCAGGAATATTTGGAAGATTTGAATATGTGTTTACTGGTTCTACTAAATCGCTTGGAACAGTGAATTTGTTCTGTAAATCATAACTTCCTGGAGCTAATTCAATAGCCAATTCAATAGAAAAGCCGTTTCCTCTGTTTGCGTTGTCTCCAGGTGCACTTGACGGAAACATTGTTTTGATGTCTACAACTCTAATGTTTTTATCAGTCTTGATAAACTCATCAATGTAACGTTTTAGATTATCGCTGAGTGCCTTGTATGAGTCTCTGCTCTTGAAGTTCTTTACAAATGTAACAGTATCACCTGTTAGCAAACCACCGTTAGAATATCTAGAAATACTGTTCTCAACTAATGTTAGAAACTTATTAGGCATAATATTATTTATGCTTCTTTTGTGTATTTCTATTTTCGGTTTAAATAATAATAATGGCAAATATAACATTAGACATACTATCTAACGTTAATTCCAACAGGAATAATGCTAATGTTTTCTCAGATCTACAATTAGATTTGGAGCTTAACTATACCTTCAATAACCAGTTAAACAAAAAGCAGCAAATTTTAGATCTAAATGCTGATACAAACCTGGGAGCAATTTATAATAGCATATCAAACATAATACTAACGTCGCCAGGTCAAAAACCCCTAAACCCTCTATTCGGTATAGGCTTCGGAGATCTACTATTTTTACCTGTAACAACGCAAAGAGCAATATCTATAGGTAACGCTATACTACAAGGTATTCAGACATTTGAACCACGTGTGGTTGTTTTAAATGTAAATGTTGAACCCTTAGAAGAAGAGCAACAATACATTATAACCCTTTCTATAAGTGTACCTAGATTTAATACTCAACAGGTGCAAATAGTCGGTGTGTTAGACAAATCAGGATTTTATATAAACAATTAATATGGCTAACGATCTTACAGAATATAAACTTGGTAGAAACAGTTATGCAACATTTGATGCATTAACTTTAAAACAACTTATCCGTGATAGACTAAACCAAGGCGGTGTATTTACTGATCAGAATTTTGAAGGCAGTAATTTAAATGCTGTTATCGATATTGTTGCTTTATCCTATCACTATCTTCTATTTTACCTAAACAATACAAGTAGTCAGTCTATGTTTAACGAAGCTACTATTTATGAAAACATGAATAGACTTGTTAAGCTTATAAATTATAACCCAATTGGATTTAAAACATCTTTATTATCTTTTGAAGCTACAGCTAATTCTAATCTACCATTAGGAATATATACTATTCCAAGATATTCATATTTCACAATTAACGGTATAATTTACTCTTTTATTAAAGATGTTACATTTAATAAAAATACAAACTTAGAAGAAAGTTTACCTTCTCTCTACGAAGAAAATCTTCTTTATCAAGGACCTTACGTAGAATACCCATCTCAGATATCCACCGGCGAAAATTTTGAAACGTTTACTATTGTTGTAAAAGATAACATAACCAATCAACCAGTCAATATAGATCAAGACAGTATTGGTGTTTATGTATACAATCCCACAACACAAACATATACAGAATACTTTTTAACTAATTCACTTTTCCC